ACATATGGAGGTGGGATCAGTTGTCAAGGCCCCACTATGAATTTCACTCCCTATGTTACTCACTCTATAAGTGATAAAGATCCATTTGAGCAGAGATATTTTGAACCTCAATATGACAATAGGGACTTTGTAGGTAGAACTGTTCAAGTTCAAAAGATCGTCAAGAACTTCCCCTGGGAAACTTGGTACGATGATAGAACTTATACTAACTCTGAAGGTGAAGAAGTAAGAGCATATGAAGATGGTGCAGATATGCCAATCATTGTTGATGAAATACAGGGGGATGGGGTGCCTGACAATCCTGGAGATATATTATGGCAAAAGCCGGTACGCACTGGGGAGAAAAGAAACTATAATACTAACATTGGGTTCTCTGCAACCATGTCTTTCCCTTTGGATGGTGGATTGCAAGAACGTTGTAAGCAAGCAGCTGAAACTCAAATTGCATTACAAGGACAAATGCTTGCTAATAAAAGATTAGATTTTGAGATCGCGAGACTTAAAAATTGCGGAGATTTGATGAAGCAGGGAATTCGCTTTCATCCCCGTTCAAAATATGCAACCATTTGTGCTGATGTCTTAGTTGAAAATGTAAACGTTATTGCACCTCATCGTCATAGTATTCCACGTCCTATTTCTTCAACGGACGCACAGAACGCAGCAGCTTCAGCGCGTGGTTCCTCTGTCGCTGTTCCGCAACCCGTTCCCGCAAGGATTGTACCGGGATCTTCTTACCCCGTAAGGCAGCAACCTTCTTCATCACCTTCTTCACAGTCGGTTTCACCACTTTTAACAAAAGATCAGCAAGAGGTTTTGCAAGCAGTGCCGAAGTCGTGGCTACCACTGCAATCGAGGCCGTTGCCGTCACAGCACCAGCACTAGGAATATTTTCAATTATCTGAGTGGGTATGTCTATCTCTCTTTTTACAGTTACACATACCCAACTGTTACCTTGTGGAACTAATCTATGTTCAACAACAATTTCGTCACCAATAACTTTGCCAACTGGTTCTTGTAATGCCTGAATGTCTGATGGACAATCAGGTTTTTTTACTTCTCGCTTTGGCGCTTTTGTTTTTGGTGTCTTAGTTTCGGGTGGTTTATATGATGGGACTGGTGCAGAGTTATCTCTTACTGTTCTCGTAATATCTAACTTATTTGGATCATAATCAATTGCACTAAAAGTAGGCACCCCCGCATCACAAATCACGACGGTGCCATCTGGATCTTCATCCTTTAGATTTTGATTTTCTGAACTGTCCCTGTGCGACTCTACACACCCCGGAATATCAACAATAGGTGTTCCTATCACATCGGTGGCAGGAGGGTATATAGGAACTGCTACAGGTGGTTCTCTCAACCATTGTGGAGTATTCATAATGTAAGTATCAGGAATACTCCTGATTTTCACTTCACGTATATCAATCATTCTTCAACAATCGTTCCACTCACTTTAGGCCTTGCTATCCCGTTAACAATAGGAGAAGACATTTCATCAATATCTGCTTGTGCTAAAGCGTTAGTTGCGTATGATTTTCTATCAGCATACACATCAGTCCATACTGTGCCACCTTTATAGTAAACAGATTTTCCTAAGGTTGACTTAGTAATGTGAAAAGCCATTATTGTTTTGAATCCTTACTTAGTATATATTAAACTAACGTACCATTTGCACGACGTATTTCTCTAAGTTCTTCAAAGTTTTTTTGCTTGGTTCCACCATCATATGCCCATGCATATCCTTCGGTAATCATCTGCTCGTTTAAGGATAGTTCTGCATCTCCAATATATAACCAACCAAGAAGGCGGCCATACTTACCCATACCACCAACAAGCTCAGTTCTAATGACGAGATCGTCGTCGCCATCGATAGCACCCTCTAGTTTTTCTTTCATCCAGTTGGTGGCATCAATGCCAAGTTCTTTTTCGTCAAGATCTCTTGTTCTTTTCTCTGGAGTATCAACTCCTGCTACTCTTACTCTTTCTTTTTTATAGAGATCGAACCCAAGATCTATCGTTACGTCAATTGTGTCCCCGTCCACCACTCTGTTGATCTCGATCACTCGGAAGTTGTAACAACTCTTCCGACTCGGTGGTGTCATCGCTCCCATGGGATTCTCTCTCATCAATTCCTAGTATATAGACAATCACATAAAAAACTCCCGCTAGAAGAATAATGAGACACCAGATGATACTCCAGGTGACATCATTTACATCTTCTAACGGGCGTAAAAATAAATTCATGGGTTTCTCCTATCGATTCCCATTGCATCAAGATATTCTAACCACCACTCAGGATCTCTTATCTGTCTCCAGTTTGGAACTGGAAGATCATTCTCTACAGTATAATATTGATACAATGCTTCATCAATAACTTCAGCGTATCTAATATTCTTCTTCCTCTTCGTCAATGTCTGCATATGCATCTGCCAGATAGGGTCCGTGGGGTTTTCTGGATTCTGACTCGACATACTTTTCCTCAGTGTAAATACCTGACATCCACACCGCTAGTTTCATAACGATGAAAATAATTACTATGGGTGATAGACATGCTAGAAGAACTGCTGTATTCATTTATGATGTTTAGTAAAGGGTTCCCAGTGTTCCCAACCATTTTTATGAACTAAATCCATTCCGATGATAGGAACAGTAACTAAAAGAACACTTAATGTTCCTATGCCTAATGGATTATTTAACACTAAAGCCGCTGTGTGTGCTATTAAGTGCATGAGTCTTTATGCAGGGTAATCCCAATTAGTAATAAAGTCTGTTTTATGTGTCGGGCCCCAGTTACCTTGCATATAGAGGTAAGGTGCAGTTCTTATGGGGCACTTATCACCAGTGCATAACAAGTCATCAACTATTCTCCAGGACTCTGTTACCTCATCAGAGTGAACAAAGTGTGATTGATCATCATTAATAGCATCATATAAAAGTTTTTCGTAACCATCTACACCCAACCAGTCAGGATACCTGTGGGTAAGTGTTGCCAACTCAACTTGTTCACCAAGTCCAGGAGACTTTACGTCAATTTGAATATCAAGGTGGGCATGTGGTTGCAAACGCATAACAATACGTCCAGGTGTCTCTCCTTCAAACAATCCTACAGGAGGTGCCTTAAGTTTGATAACAACTTCAACACACTGATATGGCATTTTCTTGCCACTCATGAAGTAAAAAGGAACTCCTTTCCAACGCCAGTTGTCAATATAAAAATCACCAGCGATATAGGTAGGAGTGTGACTGTTAGGATCAACCCCCTCTTCAGAACGGTATCCATCGTATTGTCCAAAAATGGTTTTATGGCCTAGTCTAGTCGCGGAAAGTACTTTTGTCTTCTCACGTCTGATTTCCCTAGCATTCATCCTGCAAGGTGCTTCCATCGCAATCAACGAAAGAATCTGCAGCAGATGATTTTGCAGCATGTCACGAACAACTCCTGCACCCTCATAGTATTGTGAACGTCCTTCACATCCTAAAGTTTCTGTGGCGAAGATTTGAACACTGTCTATGTACTCCCTGTTCCAAAGTGGTTCCAGAAGAATATTCCCAAACCTTGTAGCAAGAATATTGTTAACAGTATCTTTGCCAAGATAATGATCGATGCGATAAACCTGTTTTTCGCGTAGATATCTGCCCACCACAGACTGTAGATGATCAGCAGATTTAAGATCGTACCCAAAGGGTTTCTCGATAACCACGCGGGAGTGATCTGGATCGTCAAGGAATCCGGCTTCTTTGAGATTGACGATAGCATTCTCATAGCGTTCTGGTGGTACGGAAAGGAAGTAAGTTGTGTCTGCACTTTCATCATGAAGATGCATCAAACTCTCTTGGTTATCAAGATCGCATGACACAAAATCTAACCAATGACAAAAGTCTTCTGGATAATCTCCAAGATGTTCTAACCAAGATTCTTTAGTATGCTCTCTACGAGATGCACCAACAATCAGTAGTTCTTTAGGAAGAAGATCTTTCTTCCACAACTCAAAAAGTGCTGGAATCAGTTTTCTCTTGCATAGATCTCCGGTGGCACCGAAGATAACTATGCGTCTAGTGAGCGCATCCGTTTCCATCGTACTTGTCTGTTTCGTAGTAGTTATTTTCACCTTTTCGTATCCCGAAATATATTGTGGAAAGTACAAAGGGTATGCATATGATCGCAAGAGCATTACCTAACATGATGGCCACCGAACATATAACGCATTCCGTTTAGGACTTTGTTTGCAAAATCACCTAGTCTGCGCGAGTTGAATCTTTCAAAGAGGGCAGTAGATATAACAGGTGCGGGTACACCAAGATCCACAGCAGCGTTGACAGTCCAACGCCCCTCACCACTGTCTGATACTCCTCCATCGAACTTGCTAAGTTCTCTATCATTCCGTAATACATCAGCGGTAAGATCGAGCAACCAAGAACCAACCACGCTACCACGACGCCATAACTCAGCCACCTCAGCAACGTCAATATCATATTGATAATTTTCCGGATCCGCCATCGGAGCCACCTCAGCATCGCCCTCTTTGATGTAATGGGAACCAAGATCGCCATGATGCAAGATGTTAAACCCCTCGGCGTATGCTTGCATGATTCCATACTCTACACCGTTATGAACCATTTTTACAAAGTGTCCTGCACCTGCTACACCGCAGTGTAACCATCCAAACTCTGCAGAGGTTGCATTACTGAGTGGATTTGTGCGAGGGGCAGATCCGATACCTGGTGCGAGTGCCCTAAAGATTGGAGCTGCGACGGATACTGCAGTATCTGAACCCCCAACCATAAGACAATATCCACGCTCCAAACCATAAACACCACCACTAGTGCCACAGTCAAGATATTGGATGCCCATTTTCTCAAGACGGAGTGCTCTCCTACGGGAATCCTTAAAATAAGAATTGCCATGATCAATAATAATATCGCCCTCGCTACAATAGCGTAAAAGCTCATTTAAAGTTTCCTCCACTGTTTCTGCTGGCACAACCATCATAAAAATTCCAGGGCCTCTTTCTTTCACAGTAGAACATAGAGTAGCGATATCAGTCGTTACTCCATCCACTCCACCTGCTTCGTAAAGTTCTTGCGCTTTATCATAATTCCTACGGTATCCCCAGACTTCGATACCATCCTTCATCATACGGCGGGACATCCCCTCACCCATTCTACCGAGTCCGATGATTCCTACTCTCATTTGATTATCTCCATTGCTTTAGTAAGTTCGTGAACGTGTGCTAATTCATCATTTAAAATTTCAAGAATCTTGTCATCATGTCCATTGATTGCAAGATACTTTCCGTAAGTTTCTGCTGCGTGAATTTCTACTTCGTAGGAGAGATGGTAAGCAGCCCTAGGAGCCAACCAATAATAAACCACGTTGATCCAATAGTAGACAAGTACAAGGTGTCGGGCGAAAAAGCGATCCACCCAATAAGAATTACCGCCCCTACTTTCCATGTATTCCAGATGTTCTGTTTCGTTAAGAGTTTGAGCAAAATGTTCCTCCATCAGATAAATGTGTTCTGGCCCACGCAATCCCATAGATTCTCTCAAGTGTAACACACTTAAGAATGCAAAATATGGTGCCCGAGCAATCTCCTCAAGCACCCAGAAACGTTGATAGTCTCTTCCTCTATAAAGAAAATCAATGATTGCTACTGTGATGTCTAGAAAGAATTTATTAAAAGTGTTCATCGTCTTCATCTGTATCCTCATATAAAGGACAAGGTTCTTCAAATAAATGTTGCATCCTTAATTGTTTGATTCTTTCCCTGAGTCCTTTGTAGAACTCTCTTTTCTCGTCTTTATTCATTCAACGTGAACAGTTCCAATCATTCCTGCACCTTTATGAGGTCCACACCAGTAAGTATAGTCACCTGCTTCGGGGAATGCAACATCAAACTCTTCTCCTGGTAACATTGCCAGGGCTTCGTGACTTAGTTCATCATGATCCTCAACAACTACATTATGAGGAGGAAGCATATTATTAATAAAATGAACAGAATCCCCAGCATTGATTGTTACCTCCGCAGGATCAAATACAAGATTACCACCAGATCCCATCTGCACATCTACAGCCCAAGCAGGTGCAGCAAGAAATAATGTAGCAAGAAGTCCGAATAGAAACTTCATAAACGTTTTCGTAACTACACTATCTATCTTTAATTTATATCCTTATATCGAGGATTTGTTTTGACTTCCTGACTTACCATTTTACCAAATTCCACCACACATTTACCCCACTGCTCTCTAGCATCTGGGGCTCCTAATGCTTTTTTCGCCACAAAGTGTGCCACTCCCTCCACAGAGCAGCACACTCATCCGACTTCTTTTGAAGGTGCGGTTCCCTATACATGGGAACACCTCTTTGCGGGTTGTGTGCCCGTGACTACTTAGGTATTTATCAGCAGTCGCTAATCATAGAGTTGACTTGAGAACCTGCTGCTTCACCTGCCCGCTGGCCAATAAGATTTGCCCATCCTGCTGCCAACCATCCAATGTAGGGAATGTTCATAACTGCAGGTGCCAAGAGTCCCGTGCTAATCGCTGTTCCTGCCATAGCACCTTGACTCCGTGCTCCAGCGTCCGCCACGATGCACTCTATGTCTTCTGCAGACTTTCCCCCAGGTAAAGAAGCACCTCCCATGTTCCTCACACCTTCCATGGTGTATTGATCATAGCGAGTTTCTTTTCTATCCTCATACTTCTTACCACCAAAGAAACCACTTTGACTTTTATTCAAATCAAGAGATCTGCTGGATTCAAGAACTTTGGGATCGTTTGCTTTATATTCAATTGTATATCCATCCTTACCAGCTTCAATCTTATATGAAGAATAAGGAGTGCCTGCAGGAATGTTGATTTGTGGCACTTGAACCTGTTGAGGTTTTCTAACAAGATGTCCCAAGATACCAATGTGGGCAATTGCCACGACTCCACCAACGGAAATCGCAGCCCATTTAATAGGAGAGTTCATATCACATTTTATATGGAGGTTGATCTGAATCAGTTACGATTTTAATAGGGCCTTGCTCAACTCTGATTGTCTGAGAGGGTGCAGTCTGTGAAGCAGCAGCAATAAGTTTTTCAAGATCTGCTTTTGTAATTGCACCAGGAGCACCGGCAGCACCAGCACCATTCATTTTCATAGTGCCATCACCAGACTTCTTCGCCGTCTGAACCCCGAACGTAGCTAAAACCCCAGTGAACACAGAGGCTATGAAGGTTGGATCGATTTTCTGCTGTGGCAATCCAGGAATCGTCACATAATTGAGAGTGAGAATACCACCACTCCAAACAAGAATACCAAGTCTTACTAGTGTACTGAGGACTGCTAATTGCTCATCAGCGTCCTCAATTTTATCTTTTAACTTGCCGATTGGGCCTTTCTTCTTCTCTTCAGTCTTTGCTTCTTCAGGCATGAGTCACAAGCATGGCGACTTTATTTAGTAATATAACCTTGTTCAAGCAACCATTTCTTAGTAAGGGGTGTAGGTTTATAAACTTCCCACATCTTTTTAGGCCCTGCACATACTTCAAGAGCATCTCTAGTCAAAGTATCAGAGAACGCTGCATACATCGCTTCTGCTTCGTATGGAACTACCTCTTTTCGATAAGTTCTTTCTGCACCATTCGCAATCCAATCAGGCACTACACCATCTTGGTGAATAACTGCAGTGAAAGTATTATCAATTGTTCCTGCCATACAGTCTTGAGCAATATGCCATCCTTCGTGGCGAAGAACTTTCAGCATCATCGTGGTGTTATCAAGATAACGAGCATTCAAGAACATATCATTTCCTTTTACGGAATAAAGTCCTCGTGTATTAAATGCAAAATACTTATCATCACCAATGTAAACATTGACACCGATACGACTCAAACTTGTAAGGATATCAGTGATCTCTTCTTGATAGGGTTCATAATTATCACCAAAACTTCTCCAAGTTTTTACTTGACGAACGTCTTTAGTGCATTCACGAAGCATCATACAACCCATTGAGTCGAATGAACGCCAACTTTTTACTTTAGATTCATCGGCAATAGCAGGAGCAGCAAGTGTTGCTGCCATGAGCATCATAAGAATTTTTTTCATGAAAATAATTAGAAAGGAATAGCACCACCAGTGGTTTGAGGAAGTGACTGAGGAAGTTCAGCATCAAGTGCTGTGGGAAGCACTTCTACAATTGTCTCACCAATAACCTCAGTGAGTTTGTTTTTTGCATTCTCAATATAGATGTCCTTATTGAGAAAGAGTGTGGTGCCTCCTGCATAGATGCCAGCGACACCAACGAATGATATGACTGCTAATAGATTAATTACCTTTTGCATAATATGCCTTATAGTATTGAACTATGCCAGCACAATGCATGTTGCCTTGAGATACCCAATCGTTGGCACATTCATAGATGGACTGACTCGAATATTTAGGAACCACTCCATCCATTTCACCACCAAACTTTGCTAGAAGAATTTTAAGTGCTTGCTCTCGCACAATCATTTTTTGATCGCTGTAGCGCCAATCATCGATGGACATTTTCGGAACCGCCTTGAAAGTTTTCTGAACCGCCAATGGGATTTAGTTGCAAAGTGGTTTTACCATTTTGCGTAGCCATATCATACATCTTTTGATGCATTCCGTCATCTCCATTAGACTGCTTCTTAAACTCATCTACAGAAGTGTAGGGAGCGTAGAGAGGCCCCTCATAGTTACCAGCAAACTCTTTTTTAGAAGGAAGGGGTTGTCCATAAGGACTCATAAACCAATCATCAAGAACGTGTTCGTTGGGTGCAGGGATTCCTGTATATGATTTTTCTTGATCATCATCAAATGTTTTACAATCAACAGTATTATCGTCAATAGCACATTCAATTTTTTCTTCTGTAATTTTTTCAGAGAAAAGTTTGTCGATCAGTTTTTTAATCATTAAAAAAGGAGCAACCCTGTGCTCCAATGATACTGTAGTATATAGTTTGTGTCAAGAGGATGACGGTGCGTAAACTGGTGTCATCAATCCTGAATCTGGGCCGTTGTCATCATCATCTACGTCTTCACTCAATAGGGCGGCAAATATAAACCCTCCTATGAGAGATGCTGAAATGATTAACACGTCGTTCACCACAAACCTGGGATAATTTGCCCAGTAGTTGCGTATGAACCGATTGCAGCGATCACTCCGATCATTGCTGCCCAACCATTAATACGTTCTGCTTTTTCGTTCATGAGTTTTCTCCAAGTGTAAGATAGAATTTTGTGTTATCTGTAGGTGAGTTCTCATAAGATGAGATGTCACCATAAGTCTTGTGATCTTTGTATCCAACCATTCGTCCCTTCGTGTTCTGAAGGGCAGGCATAAATGCAATAAAGAAGAATACTCCTGGAGCTCCAACCAAAAGAGCACCACCAATCACATAATAAGTTAGAATTTCAAGAAGGGAGTTTTCCATCAGGTGTCAATAAAATGTTTTTCTAGTACTTCAATACGTTCTTCTTCGTGTGCAATGATATCAAGTTGATCTTGAATAGCACCGAGAACATCCGGGTGTTCACCAATACCAACTGGTTGGTTTAGATAAACTTCTATGTTTGCTTTTGCTTTGGCAATATTACCAACAGCATCAGCACGAAGTGCTTCAAGGATTTTAGGGCGAAGGTTATTAGACATCAGTAAAGTTCCTCTTCTTTTTCAGTTTCGGCTACTACATCACTAGTGGGATAGGATACACAAAGAAGTGCAAATCCCTCTTCAATTTGATCATCGTCAAGAAATGACTGATCACTTTGATCGATAGTTCCACTAACAATTTTACCAGCACAGGAAGAACACGCACCTGCACGACAAGAATAGGGAAGATCGATACCTTGTTCTTCTGCTGCATCTAAAATATACTGATCACTTTCTACGGTGACAGTATTCTCTGTGCCATCAGGAGAGCGAAGAGTAACGTTAAAGGACATTTCTTTTTAATCGAATGTAATGATTATATAGATTTATTGATACCCAGTCAAGTATCAATAAGTTTCAGCAAGTTGTTCAACAGTGTATCCTAACAAACAGAAGAATGAAACTGTTGTTAATGTGAAGATTACTTCAGTCATCAGAATCCGAAGATACCAAAGAAAAATACACTGCCGCTAGTAGCGTAGCTGATGATAGCAGCAACAAATCCAAGCATAGCAGTGCGTCCATTCAACTTCTCCGCCTTCTCTGCATAAGTCTCATAACCATAACGCTCAGCGTCAGTTTGTGAGATATACATTCGTGGTTCGGTAGCCCACATGTTTGTGCGTCCACCATCTTCAGTTGTCACAGTGTTGGAGCGTGTTACAGTCATTTACTTATTGTAATGAATCTTTACATATTATATAGTAAAAAAGACACCCTGTCAATAGGGTGCCTGTAGTGATTTATACTCAGTAGTCATCTCCTTCAAGGATATCCTGACATTTCTCAGGGTTCTTTTCACAAAATTGTCTCACATAACCATGAACATCTTCATCCATATGATGATGATAACTGTTGTGCATCACACCAACAATAATTAAAGTTCCCACGATTAAGATATTGAAGTGGGTAACAGGAGAAAGTAGGATCCTTTTGAACATTAAAAAGGGGTGCCGTCGCACCCCATCATAACATCTAGATGTTTATATGTCTACTCTACAATCAGAAGTTGTACTTGAGTCCCAG